GGGTCTGAAATCTCCTTCAAACACATCTGACGGGTCCCATTGCCTATGGCCCTTTCCGTCGTCTTTCAGAAATCCATCGTCGTCACCATTTTCATCAGGAGGCAGATCCCATCCCCTAAGTTCGTTGTATTCTCTGCGGTTCATTGGTTTCGCCATGACTATTTTCGTTCCGATATACTTTTTCATGATTTTAATTGCCCCTATAGTTATCTTTTTTTTATGCAGCAACTCTCCCGACCAAATCAGGAAAGCAATCTTCAAAATAATGTGGTTGAACTTCTAACGGTGACTGTGGAGACTGGTCATTGTTTCCATACTGCAAGCCCAAATCGGTTAGGGCCTTGAACTCTTTTATCTTCCCGGCTGAACCCTTGCGCTTTTTGATCTCAAGGAAACCTTTTTCAATCATGAGTTTATTAAACCCTTTAACCTTGAGTCCGTAGTCTTTCCGGTTCAATAGTTCAGTTGCGCTGAATGTCAGCCTGACGTTTTCTATATACTGGGGGAGCATGGCCGTTTCAAGTCCGTATATCTCAAAGGTTTTACGGATCATCATAACCTTGGAGACTTCGGATGTCTTTAGGATCTCGGCGGCATACTTGACCCCGATCATTGTTGTTTCAAACTTTTCATTGGCGATTGCGGGTTTATAATTGTCGCTAACCGGTTTATGGTTGTATGTTCCGGTTTTTCTAATTGTCGGCAGAACTTCTTCACAAACCCAATCTTGAAAATCTTCTGCTTTCTCAAGTTGGGACCTCATGACTAACCGGTAAAAATCTGATTCTGGAATAATATTGACGGATTGATTTCCACCTTGCGTGGGGATGACCGTGGAGTTCACCCCTTTGCAGCGGTCTCTTACTGCTTTCAATGGATTTATGTATCCAAGCTTTTCGGCAACCTCTTTGCCCACAAACCAGATATTACCATCATTGTCTGTCAATGTGGTTAATTCTGCAAAATGAGCGTGCTGAAACTTCTGGATTGCAAACTCTTGATTTCCCATTACTGTTGTGGTACCTTCATTTTTACCCATGATTTGTTCCTCTTAAACATTTTGTGGTTAGAGGTCAGAGAGGCACCCACTGCTTTTCTGACCTTGATCTTTTTATCATATCAAAATTATTACAAAATATCAAATAAATAACTCAATTAAACCGCCTCTCCCCTGCTCAATTTTTCAAGTAATCCGATGGTAAATTTCATGCCACGGATCAGGGCAATGATTAGGTTTTTGGTGTCTTTGTTCATTCTTTTCCTATCGGTTCGAATACGATATTGTTTTCCTGGTCCGGGTGAATCTGTGTGTGGTCGAATTCCCCGGTTAAGATATCAGATGGGATACCAGATGGGAAAGCTTCACATGTTAGGGCTATCCCATAGTGTTTGCAAATGTTGCATTGCTCGGTCATCATTTCTTAAACTCCTTAACTGTGTCGTTGAACGCCTTCACGAACTCATTAGGTATCTTTAGGTCATTTGTGATTGCGGATCCTATCTCTGCAAACAGCTCTGTTTCGGCAGATGCTCCATATTCTGATACCTTAAACCATTGTGTCCTGTCTGTTATACCATTTTTTGCAAGGTTTTTACTGAAAGAATCTTTTAGTTTGTGCGTATAATAAACGTTATGAAAACCTTCATGTGCAGCAATGGCTTTTAGAGGGTCTGCTGCCTTTGTGTATGCTGCCCACATCGTTGAATCTTCAAGTTTTTTTAGAGTTATTTCCGCGTGATTGAGGATGTTTTTATTTTTAGGATCTGCAATAAGTTTTTTGGTATCCTCTATGTTTTTTAATCGTCTTGACTCAAAGATATCCCGGCTCTCTGGGGCTGTCTTGTATATGCTCTTGATCCCTGATTTCTGGAACTGAATAAAGTCTCCAGTATAGGCAGCTATCCCAAGGGATTTCTGTTTTCTGAGTTGCCAGCCTACACTATTGAGTTTGCCGCCGTACTGATAAACAGAATCATTAAGCCCGGCCAAAATAGACGCCTCGTGTCTCTTTGGAATGCCGTCAAGGTAAACGCCCGTTGGCGTTCTTGTTGCTTTCAATTCGGTCAATACGCTTTTTATGTCCTTGGCTGGCTGGAAAGATGGTTTGAGGACAACGCTCTTAACCACGCTTGATTTTCCCATCAACCCCACATAATTTCCATCTTTGTCTTTGGTCAAAAGCCTGAGGTTTCCCTTTGAATCAATTAAGTCCTCAACCTTGAACTCCCCATTCTTCCACATGGCGTATCTATTCGACCCAAGAAAATTAACCTGATATTTTTTGTTCCTGGTTTTCAGGAAGTCGTCAAAGCTCCCTGACATCTGGCCCACGTCAAGGATTTTTCTATTGCTGGCCCTTTCGGTGAAAGGCTTTAGCGCCGATTTCATTTCATCAATATTCAAACCGAGGGCTTGCCAGCTCTTTGTGATGGGAGTCATATAACATCGACACCTCAAATGTTTTGGTGGTATCGGGTGCGGCTCATTAACGTCAAACTCTTGTCCATGTAGAGCGGCGCATACCATGCACGTACTAGAACCAGACTTGGTTGACACTTCAAATGTTGAGTCCCATCTTACCCGGTTTATAATATCAGCATTGGCCTTGTAAACCATCTGAGCTGCAAGATTATTTGTTGTGGCGATTTGCGTTCTAACTAAAGTTTCAGCATCATGTCGGATCATCCCGAACGAATCCACAAGCCGGTCAATGATCTTAGGAGTAGATGTTCCCGTGAAATTCCCGGCAAGGATCTCGGCCTGGATATCATCAATGATGTGGGAACTGAAAGACTGCTTAACCCATGCCTCAAGGATCTCCCCACCTACCGGAGCTGCCACCATGGCTGCAAACTGTGATGGAGATACGCTCACTAATTCAAACCCAACCGTCTCGGCGAGCTTGCCGTCAAAGGACAGAATGTTATTGTATTCCCTAAGTGACATTTCCCCGGCTTTGATTGCTGCTTCTTTTATGTCGCCGGTCAGTTGCATTTGAATCCCGAGGGTCAAGTCATTAAGCTCCTGAAGGATCATATGTTCCCTTCCTTCTGGGAGCCGGAAATCTCTATTTCCAAGATACTTTAAAAGCCTGTCCCGTCCAAGATCAAGTGACTTTTGGATGGTTTTTAAACTCTTATCGGTGTATGATGAGAGTTTATATTGCTGTTCCAGCATTCGATAAAGAATTAATAGGTCTTTTATTTCGTTTCCAGAGGTCACGTTATGATCTACTACTCCCCAACCGCAAAGAGAATTGCCCAACAAAAACGCTGGCTACATTGGCTTGCTTGCCATGGGCCGGTATGGAATCCTGACATTCAATATTCACAGGTTCAAAGGCCCCCTATTCTGGAATCTACAAAATCAATAGCATCTTCAACGTCTATGGATATCGAAACGTGCTTGCCTATTGGAAAAATAAAACCAGAAAGAGCATGATCTAAGCCACAATTTACAATGTCAGAAGCTAACGCCCTTTTAATGCCTGTTTTTATTATTGTCTTTAAAAGATATATTCTGTAAACATCCCCAATTGAATATATGTTTCTGGTCCCATATCCATCGGCAACATGTACAGACGGCACAATGTAGTTTTTTTCTAACCACTGCTGCAACCTGGTTCTTTTAACGCCTGTTATTTTTTCAACTTCCGATGCTGTAAATGTCCGGTTCACTTTCAGAATCCCCCAAAGGAAACAGACTTCTCATTCATAATGGCCGCGGCGATCTCAACAGGGTCTGCGCTCTCCCCGATCAGGCCCCGTCTCTTCATCTCGCCAATACAGGTGGCACGGTCAAGGATGCCCATCTTGAAAGCATTGGTCAAAGTGTTGACATCGAAGTTGTTCAAAGAAAGGGAGAAATCAGTGTTGACAACCGCTCCCCCGTCCATCTGAGCCCCGAGCATTTCCATGGTCAAGGCAATGGCAGATGTCAAAACGTCTTGAAGATCAAGAGCAACTGCATTTAAAAAGCTCCCCGTCTTGGCACTGTTGAGGGTTTTTTCCGTTGCAGTGACATCCCCCGAGCGGTCAGAGGAGATAAGCTCCAGCCCCCACAAGGCCATTTTCTCTTCTATTTGGCGGGTGTCTTTCCATCCTGATTCCATGGCCGCCCCCGAGTGCTCCACATATTTCAAATCACCCTCGGGCTGCTGTGAATTGATCAGGTTTTGGACAGACACAATGACTTTGCCGTTGTCATCGATTGATAGGCACTTCCCAAACAGGATTGGGACTCGGCAAACGTGGAGAATGTTGTTCTGGTCGCTCGATGATACCCAATGCTGATGATTAAGTTCGGCAAGCCCGGTTAATGGCGGCTTGGCCGTGAAGTCTGATATCTTCTTCCCGGTCCAAAGCGTTACCAGGGCTATTTTCTTGAGCGGTGTTTTTCCCTGGTCATGGAGATACCAATCTCCAGTTTGTTTGTTCTGCCTGTGGATTTCCCATGCTCCAGGCGTAACAACCCTGACCTGATCTATGGATTTGACATCATAGATCCCGTCTTCTTCTTTGACAGTTTCGGCGATGCGGATCATTGTGAGCTGGTTGGCGCTGTCGAGCTTCACCCCGAGCAGGGCCGTGGCAGGGACGTGTATCCAGTACGGACGGCGATTGAGCTTTTTATCTTCGGCTTTGGTTGTTGATATCTCTTTCCCGGTGCCATCTTTTGGGAGTGGCTGAACATCAATCAAAATGTGGCCGGTGCCATTAATAATGGCGTGTTCGGTAAACTCTTTAGAAAAGCGGGTGAGGTTTCGGCCCATGGTGTCGATGTTAAAGGCCAGCTCTTCAAAATCTTTGGGCGTGCCATCTGCAAAAGTTATGGCTTTATCGTGTATTTCCCCGGTGAGAATTGAAACCGTTCGCTCAAATCCTCCAAATAAGAATGACCGGCCGATTCGGGCTTGATAGTCTTTTATATCCTCCCGCTCTGCTCTCGGCAGAAAGGTTTCTCCGGCCTCCCTCATGGCTGAGGTGCCGCCTATTAACGCGATTGGCAATTGCAGCTGTTGCATGAGGTCGGTGTATTCTTTTGCTGGTTTGGATGGGTCGATCATTAGAACCTCATGCTTTCGGTTGTGGTTGTTGGTTTGCTTATTGGGAACTCAAAGGCTATGGGATACGAAAAAGCATCGTTCATATGGTCAAAACCAGACTTTTTATCAGGCTCCCCATTGGCATCATAGGACTGCTGTTCTAAACATTGCGCTACAGTCGGGCAAGCTTTGGCATTTACCCATAGTTTCCCATTCTCGAAAAGTTTGTTGGTAGATAAAACCCTGTCTTTCACAAATGGGTTTTTCCCATTATTGAAGACTCTGAACCCGGCTTGATTTAAAAGCGAAATGTCAGACTGTGAGGCGTTATTTGATTTTCTATTCCCACCGCTGGCATCTGGATAGATTTTTATCCTATGGTTCTGAAACCGCTCTTTAATAATCTTGATAATTGATGGAGTGTCGTAAATATCTTTTAGTTCATCGACTGCATGCCATCCGTTATTTCTTACCACAAAGACAGAGGCGGCCATGTGTTCAACGTTAAAATCCATCCCGATATTTAACACTTCGTTGGGTTCAATGGTTTCTGTGGAGCCACATCTTGTTCTGTCAAAATTTCGATAAACGGTCCCTGATGTTAAATTGGTGAATTGCCCGTTTATATACGCTTCTATTAATTCTGCTGGATACGATTCAAAAAGCGATGATATGTAATCGTCTGGCAGGTTGACTTCATTGTCATATGTGCTGGCCTGGATTATTCCATAATTATGTTTTAAATCTGGCGTTTCATTGGGGAGTTGTACAAATGTTTTGTGGGCAAATTTAAAACCTTCTGGGGTTGTGGTTACATCTATACCGTTCTTAATCCCTGGTATATTATACCTCATTCGGGCTATGATCTTACGCCATGCAAGCGTGGCTTTATGCGTCGGCAAAAGGTCTATTTCATCAATCATGGCATTGCCGATCTTGAAACCTATGATATTTTGAGGAGTGTCCATGGATCTACAGATTGTTGTCCCTCTGTATTTCCTTCCAGAGTAAAAATGAACCTCCTTGTTCCCTTCTTTGATATCAACTGACAATCCTAAACTAAAGACTGATTCTTCAACTGTTGGAAAATAGATGTCTCTAATGTGTGAATACGTCGGGGCAAAATATCCCTGGTTAATGCCGGGATGTTCCAGGAAATGGATACCTCCCGCCAGACAGCCTACCCATGTTTTTCCTGATCCATATCCGGCGCAGAAAAGGCGATACTTGTGTTTCATCGCAAGGAACGCCCCTTGCGGGACGTTACACTGTGGGCTTGCGACCATCTACCACCTCGATAACGACCTTGACTGGCTGCGCGGCTTCTTCTGGGATCTCATCTTCTTTGGGCCTTTCGATATACCCTCTGGTCTTGCCCTTACATTTAAGCATAAAGATAATGGCCCCAAGATTATCGTCCTTGATCTGTTTTATCAAAGAGTGTTCGGTGAGATCTAAAACACTTTCAAGGATTGAATTTTTAACCTCTTGGAGATATGGAGATCCATTTATCCTTTTCTTCAAATTGGCATATGTGCAATCGAGCTTCTTGGCGGCATATGTTACAAAGCCTCCCGTTTGCCTTAATGCAATTTCAATCTGTCCAATTGTTATATGGCCGCGGCCTTTTTGAGGCTTCTTTTTTAACGGGGCTACCTTTTTTTTTAGTGTTTTTTTATCTACCATGCACCATTTCCTTTTGGTTTTTCTTTATTGTCCCCCGGCAAAGATTTAGAATGGCACAGCATCGGTATATTTTTTCCTGCTTGGGGTTGATTTTCGCCTTGCGCCTGCTGGCGATGTCCCAAAGTTGGCTTTAAAGTCTGCTTTCGTCCACTTTGACTGGCCGGTGTATCCTTTGGCTGCGTTGTGATTTGCCCAACCGCTTGATCCTGACCCCATAATGCTTCACCTCCGACTGTCTTATTGATGGTTTTGTGTTTTTCAATGATTTCATTGTGCCAATCTTCGTTGAACTTAAAAAGGTCGTGGTCTGCTTCGATAACGATCTGTTCAACGTTCCCAGAGGTTCTTAAATTGGCAGAACCGTGAATAATGATTTCCCGTCCGCATTCCGTTTTGATTAAACATATCTTGGTGTGCACCCTGGCTACGGCAAGCTGGAAATTGTCTCCCTTGTCAAGCTCCTGGTATATATAAGGGATTAATGCGTGCCGCTCATGGCTGAAAAAATAATCGGACACGATCATGTTCAACTTTTGGAGGTAGTCCCCATTGATGAGATTAACCAGGCTGTCCACATTGTTTTGTGACAAGCTCAATGTTGATATTGTCATCTCCAATACATTGTATTGATTCTCTATAATCCATGCTTCGATGAAGTCGCCATAAACGAAAAGGCCGTCGAGGAATA